GCTGATTTTTTATCTTTCACCTATCAGCTACATACACGCACACGCATAGCTAGATTTATGCCACAGCTATAGAAAACATAATATGAGGATTCAAAAAACAGGATTTCCCGTTCAAAATTGGCTATTCGAATTAACTCGACAAAGCCAAATTGACCCGTAAATGACGTTAAACAAAGGAGAATTGCCTAAAAACAGGTAGAGGTATAATAACCAAGCTAGATAAAGTTTGACGCTTAGAGAGGGTAAGCACAACATATAGTGCCGTTATTCATAGGCATACCATATATAGTATAGCAAACCGTAAATATGTCACAATTTTGTAATAAAAAAAATAAAGGGGGGTACGGTCGGAAATTGAGTAACGTAATTATTAGTAGTATAGACCCCAACAAAGTTTTAAAAAATTTGGCTTTTTGCTTGAGTCCAAAATTTGTTTACTATATTTATATACATATGGTTTTAGAAGATTATTCATTATTTATTTGCGTTGATTGTGGAAATGAATTTTTAACACTAGAGTTACCACTAGGAATTAATGACCCACAGTATTGTCCTTTTTGCGGTATAGATTTCTTAGAAATAGAAGGTATGGATGAATTTAACGTGTGATATATGTAACTGTAAAGATTCAGAAGAAAATCCTGTTTTAGAGATTCTTAATGACGGTACACGTGTAGATAAAACTATATGTTTAAATTGTTTTGCAAAGGAGACTAATGACATTGAAAGCTAAAGTTAATTCAACAAAAGTTAATTCAAAAAAAAAGAAAAAATACTATCGACCTAACGTAAACGACAGAGACAAGATACCTTATAAGTTTACTCCTGACGCACAAGAAGAACGTAATTGGAAAGCTAATAAAGATTCTAATCCAAATAATAATTTTTCTACAGCTAAAGGTAATAAAGTTTTATTTAATGCAAACTATGATGAAATAGATTGGTCAAAGAAATGAGTCAACAAGAAATATATGATGAGTTAAAACAAGCAGATAATAGCAAGTTGTGGTCAATAGCTAGTGAATTAAATTCTTTAAGAAAAAAAGATAAAAAAATAAAAGATAATACGGTTGACCTAGAAGATAAAGTAACTTTGCGCAAAAATGTATTGAATCATTTGTATACAGAAAGCTCACGTGGTAATGCACAGGCATCAGATAAATTAGCTAAACTAGCAGGACTATCAGAATCTACAGCAGATATAATAATAGAATCTGTAGATTTTGCTAAAGCAAAATGGAAGTAAAAAAAATACAACTACCGCAATTAAAACCACGTAATTATCAGATGGGTGCGTGGCAAGCATTAGATAGAGGTGCTAGAAATATTCTTATTAGCCATCCTCGTCGACATGGTAAAGATGTTACAACAGCTAGCATTCTTTCTAAAAAAGCAATGATGAGAGTAGGTTCATACTACTATTTGTTTCCTACTCGTAAATGGGCGGAACGTGCTATATGGAATAATATTGTGACTATAGGTGAAAAAAGTGGTCACCTTATAGATTTAATTTTTCCTCCTGAAATAGTATCTAATAAAAATAATACAGATTTAAAATTAACTTTAATTAATGGCTCAACAGTTAATATGGGTGGTACAGATAATTTAGACTTTGTAGGACAGGGTGGTTACGGATATGCTTTGTCAGAGTTTTCGTTGCACAAAGAAGAAGTTACAGGATTCATAGCACCTATTCTAGATGAAGGTAACTCATTTATTATAATGAATGGTACAATGCGTGGTAAAAGAAATCAATTATATCGTATGTACGAAGCAAATAGAAATAATCCTGATTGGTTTTGCGAGTGGTTAAAACCCGAAGAAACTAAAAGATATTATTGGATTAGTGATGAAGTAACCCTTAACCCTGAGCTTCAAGGAAAAATCGACCCCTTAACGGGGTTACCATACTTAAACATACAAGACCGTATAAATTCTAAAATGATAAGTTATTCTTTAGCACGCCAAGAGTATATGAACGAAGCGCTTAGTGATGTAGCTAATTCTGTGTATGGATATGAAATGAGTAAACTAGAAGCGGAAGGTAATATACAGATAGCTAACCACAATAATAATCCTGTATATACGTTTTGGGATTTAGGTATGGATGACCCTACAGCTATAGTATTTGCAACAATAGATGATGCTAATATTGTAAAAATAATAGATTACTATGAAAACACAGGACACGAAATTAAACATTACTTGGATATTATAAATGAAAAAAAATATAATTATGCAGGACATTATATGCCACATGACGCAAAAAAAAGAATGGGTAATACAGGCACTAACATCTTGGATTTCTGTCGTACACAATATGGTTTCGAAGCTAGACCAATCCCTAAAACTAATTCTGTTCGTGATGATATTGAAATTGTTAGGCGACATTTACCTAGTTGTATTATTAATGAATCTTGTCAAGAGCTAGTAGAACATTTAATTAATTATCAATGGAATGCAACTACAGGTAAGATATTACATAACGAACATTCGCATGGTGCAGATGCAGTTAGAATGTTGTTTATGGCTAAACATCATAACATGATTTCTGAATATCTATGCAAAGACAAACCACAACATGTAATGAATGAAGTAGATGATAGTTGGATATTAACATGAAACCTTATGAGCAGTTTTTATTTTTTTATAAAGATAACGACGCACTAGAAGTGTTACAAGAATGCACACATTGTTATTATGACCACGAAGTATTTGTTTGTGGTTATCCTACCAACTCTAATTACATAACAAAAAAAACAAACAAAAGGCTTGACAAAGCTGACACATGGTATGTAATGTTCGCCGCAGGAAACTTAATTAAAGCTTTTGATAAATTTGAAGAGTATGAATTTCTATGTTTTCATAGAGAAGATAAGCATAATAAATTAAAACTTGTAAACTATAAAAGACTGAGAGATTTATATGGGAAGACGAAAACAACCCAAACTACCTACACCTCCTGAAGTGTTACCTACACCCGTAGCACCTGTTCAACAAACAGATTTGACTAATGTTGAAGATTATCAACAAAAAGCAATGAGTGATGATATGACTATGGCTAGTACTGTTTTGACAAAACCTAAAAGAAAAAAATTAAAAGATGATGAAACATTAATGGGTTCTTACTAATGGACGGTATAAATATTATTAAAAAGTACGATAGTATGAACGCTAACGTATTAGGTAATTGGCAAAATTTATGGCAAGAATGTGCGGATTGGTGTTTTCCAACCAACGATAACATTAATCGTATTCGTGTAGCAGGACAGGAAAAACCACCACAACGAATGATAGATACTTGTATAGAAGCTAACTATTCTTTTGCGTCAGGTTTATTTTCACATATGTTTCCACCGAATACTGTATGGGCAAAGTTTAGACATCCACAACCTGAAATGATGCAGGATAAAGAAATTGCTCAATACTTTGAGGTAGTAAGTAGAGTAGTACATGAAACATTAATTAATTCTAATTTTTCACAAGAAGAGTTTCAAGCATTACTTTCTTTAGGATGTTTTGGTACTAACTGCTTATCTGTACAAGAAGATGAAAAAAGAGGTGTAAAATTTAGAAACTATTTAATAGATGAAATAAGAATAGATGAAAATTACTTACACGAAGTAGATACTATAGCTAGACAATATACTCTTACAAGCAGACAAGTACTACAAAAATTTGGTGAAGAAGCTATAAAAGAAGCTAAGTTAGAAAAAATATTTAGTGATATTGAAAACAATAAACCTAATAAATATAAGTTTGTACAATATGTAGCACCTAGAGAAGATTTTAAATATGGTAGTAAAAAAGCTATTGATAAACCATTTGCATCTTATCATGTAAGTCGTGACTCAAGAGAAATAATAAGAGAAAGTGGATTTGATTTTAATCCATATAAAGTATCTAGGTTTATGGTAGGTAACGAAGAAATATATGGTCGTTCTCCTATGAGTATGGTTTTAGGTACAGCTAGAAGAACTAATGTAATATATCGTTCTATGTTAGTAGCGGCGGAACAACATTCTAATCCACAATGGTTAATACCTGATGACGATAGTGTAAGCGGTATGAGTAGTCGTGCAGGTGCATTTATTAGATGGAGAGCAACTAATCCCGCAGGTAAACCTGAAAGACTTGCGCCTAACGGTAACCCACAATTAGCTAAAGAAGTATTTGAATTACATGACCAACAAATTAAAAAAATGTTTTTTAATCATTTGTTTAGACCGTTAGACCAATACAGAAACATGACAGCTACAGAAGTAAATGAAAGAATGACTACTGATTTAATGTCATTAGCACCATTTGTAGCACGTTATATTGAAGAACATGTTAATCCTATAATGGTTCATGTATATTATATATTACAAAAACAAAAACTATTACCACCTGTTCCTGAGAAATTAATGAAATCTCCTGAGTTTGAAGTAGATTATGTAGGTAGATTATCATTAGCTACTAAATCTTTTGAAACAATGGGTGCTGTAAACACTATGAGAGTATTTGGTGAGTTAGCACAAATTAATCCTGAAATGTTACAATCATTGCAGAATGTTGACCCCGACCAACTATTTAAAGAAATATGGTATGCTAATAGTTCTAGTATGAATGCATTAAGAGATTCTAAAGAAGTAGAAGAAAAACGAGAAGAACAAAAAGCAATGGCACAACAAAGAAGAGAAATGGAACAAGCACAAATGATGGCAAAAGCTACTAAAGACGCAGGCGCTCCTGTTGACCCATCAAGTGCTTTGGCACAAGAAGGAATGAATGAATAACAAACAAAGTATTGAAAAGCTTATCGGTGCATATCGAGGAGTTTTTTTATCCCCATCAGGCGAAGAAGTTTTAGAAGATATACGTAAATTTTCTATGATAGACGAACAAGCAGGTAGTTCTTTAAGCTTAGAAGAAATGGTTTATAGAAATGCATTGCAAGACCTCTATCGATATATAACTGCAATCATAAACAATGAGGAGAAATAAATGAGCGAAGAAGTACAGACACCTGAAGAAGCACCTGTTGAAGTAACAGATACTGTAGAACAGCCTGTAAATATTCTAACGGATGAAGGAAAGTTTAATGAACAATGGAGAGATAATTTACCTGATGATTTAGGTAAACATTCTATTTGGTCAAAATACGATAACGTAACAGACTTGGTTAAAGGAAGTATTAATGCACAAAACCAAATAGGAAAGAAAGCAGAAGAATTTTGGTCTTCGGAAGATGTAAATGATATATCTAAGCGTAAAGAAATCATGGGTGTTCCTAATGATTCTGAAGGATATGAATTTAATATTGAAGAAGTACCTGAAGGAACAGAACTTGATGAAGAAAAAATTAGTTCTTTTAAAACTTTAGCTCACGAATTAGGATTGAATAACAAACAAGCTCAATCTTTATTAGATTATCAAATTAAATCTAGTGCAGATGTATTTGAACAAGATGATAAACTAGTAGAATTATCTTTACGTGAAGCAGAAGAAAACTTACGTGAAGAATGGACAGGCGATAAGTTTGATTACAATATGGGTAAAGTTGCAAATGTTATGGACTTTTTAGGGTTACAAGATTTTAAAGATGACCCTATGATAGGTAACAATGTTGATTTTATTAAAGCTGTTTTTGAAAATGTAGTTCCTTTAATTAGTGAGGATGACATTATAGAAAGCGGTGTAGAACAAAATTATGCTACTATAAATGACCAACTACAAGAAATTGAAAATGAGATGTTTACTTATGAAGGTGATACAAATGATTACAAATATAAAACAATGGTTAAAGAACGCTTGGCTTTGCTTGAAAAAATATCTTAAAATAAGTCTTGACAAGATTAATAGTTTTTTGATAAAAGGCAAGTAGATTTAGAACAGATACCTTTATTGCCTGTTTAGAAATCTAAGCTGAAAAGCTAATATTAGGCAGACCCGTAGGTGCGGACACTCATAGCCGACGTGATTATTAATTAAATATAATGGAGGTTTATTATGGCAGGAAATCTGCTACAAACTTATATTGTTGGTTATGACAGAGCTATCAGAGAAACTGTTGAAACCAAAGGCGGTAAAATGCGTCAGTACGTCCAAAAGGCTACAGGCGATTTATTCCGTAAAGAAGGTATCTACCAAAGAACATCAGGTGGCGGTCTTCCTCAAGCTGTTACAAACCGATTCGGAGATTCTCCTGTATCGGATATTGAATACAGCCGTAGAAAAGTAACAAGAACTCAATACCATGACGGTCAGTTTATGGATTGGGCAGACTTATCAAGGATGG